ATCGCAAATTTATGAATCACAATTATCACAGAAAAAATCAAAACTATTATCAACACAAAAATCATTAAAAATTCTACAAAACGTACCATGCAGTGGAAGTTTTGGATCATGTCAATTTATCAAAGACGCAGTTGAATTATCAAAAACAATTGATTCTGAAATTGATAATTTTAAAACGTTTATCAATAACAAACCAATTTATAATGCATATAATGGCAAATCATTATCTCAGTTGCAAGAAGAATTGCGTTCAATTGAAGCAATGGAAAAAGTTAATGGTGAAAAAACAATCCTAGAAGAAAAACTGCAATTGTTTAATGATGAACTAAAAGAAATACACATTCCAGAATTAGATTTTTCAATTGAAAATAAAATTAGAGTTATTGATAAGTCAATTAAAGATTTAGATGATAATTTATTTTCATTGCGAAGAAAAATTGATTCAAACACTATTACAATTCAAAGATTAAAAACAGATCAAATTAACAGAGTTTCAATATTAAACAATATGAAAAATATTGAACAACTTGAATATGCATTTTCAAAAAAGGGTATTCCGTTAATTTTATTGAAACAACATTTAGATTTTATTAACTTAAGCGTCAATAAATTATTGCAAAGCTCTGTCGGTCTTACTGTTAAATCTTTTATTGATGGCGATGATTTACAAATAGAAATATTTAACGGCAATCAGACAATTCCGATTGAGTTAGCATGTGGAATGGAAAAATTCTTTACTGCATTAGCATTTAGAATGGTTATGGCAAAATTATCACCGACATCATCAGATTTTTTTATTATTGATGAAGGCTTTGGCGTTTTAGATGATAACAATATTGAGAATGCTTGTAAGTTATTAACCAATGCAAAAAGCATGTTTAATTTTATGCTAATTGTAAGTCATGTTGATTATGTAAAAGATATCGCGGATCACGTTTTGGAGATAACAACTGATGAAAGCGGAAGATCTAAATTGTAAAGATGTTTTTTTTGAAGATAAAGTTAAAGTGATTGGTAACGTAGAAGCAATGACACCTGATCCTTTTTGCACTAAATGCAATTTTATCTTAGAACAAGATGAAATTAAAGTTTGCAGAGCATGTTTAGCGTTATAAATAATAATTAGTGGAAATATAAATATGAATTTTTCGAATTTAAATTATGATGTACACGCATTTGCTGAAATTGTTGACGGCACTTGGGGTAAATCTTCTCAACCCGTTATAGGCACAAGTATCAAAGTTGAATTTATTGATGCTGGAGCTGGAGTACTTGTTAGAGCAATTACAACAACTAAAAGTGATTGTATGCATCGTAGAGATGCAATGCAAACGATTACTGCAGAACTTGATCAAATTATACAATCGTGGACAAAGACTGTTAAACAAATCTACAAAGAAAAAGTTGGGTCTACGTTAAATATTAAATTAGCAAAAGAAACAGATGCAACTATTGATATTAAACCATTAGGTCGTTCTGATCAAAAATGTGATTACTTAGTTGTTAGAACGGTTAAATTTTTATTGACTTAATATGGCCTCAGATTTAAAAGTAACGCAAAATCAGCATTTACAAGAAATAATAAAATGTGGTAGAGATCCTGCTTATTTTATTAAAACGTATTGCTATATTCAACATCCTATTCGTGGTAAAATTAAATTAGAAACATATAATTTTCAAGATGATTGCGTTAAAGCATTTGAAGATCATCGTTTAAATATTGTTTTAAAATCCAGACAGTTAGGTTTGTCAACTATTTGTGCTGCATACGCATTATGGATGGCGTTATTTTTTAAAAACAAAAACATTCTTGTTATTGCTACAAAGTTTGCAACTGCGCAGAACTTTACAAAAAAAGTTAAATATGCATTAGAGTCTTTGCCTAAATGGTTGATTCTGCCTAATTTTGAATATAACCAAAAAGAAGTAAGATTTGATAATGGCAGCAAGATTACAGCAATTCCAACTTCTGAAGATGCAGGTCGTTCAGAAGCATTATCATTATTAATTGTTGACGAAGCAGCATTCATTAAAAACTTTGAAGAAATTTGGACGGGTTTGAATTCAACGATCAGCCGAGGTGGTCGTGCAATTGTATTATCAACGCCAAATGGCGCTGAAGGTCAATATTATCATTTATGGCAACAAGCAGAAGCAAAGCAAAGTGAATTCAATTGCATAAAACTCCCTTGGCAAGTTCATCCAGAACAAAATCAAGAATGGTTTGATCGTGAAACAAGAGGTATGTCTAGAAGGCAAATAGCACAAGAATTAAATTGTGACTTTTTATCTTCTGGTGATACATTTTTTCAAGCAGATACATTAGAAAAATTAAAATTAAAATTTATATACGGTCAAATAGATCAATATGATAATGATTTAACGAGATGGTATAAAACAGATATAAATAAGAAATATATTATTGGTGCTGACGTCGCTAGAGGAGATTCGACTGATTATTCAGCATTTTATGTTTTACAAGCACCTGATTTAAAAATCATGGCTGAATATAAAGGAAAGTGCAGACCTGATAAATTTGCTGTAATTTTAGCAAAAATTGGAAAAGAATATAACAATGCTTTAATTGCAATTGAAAATAACAACATTGGATATATGACGTGTTCTAAATTGCAAGAATTACAATATCCAAGATTATTTTATGAATCAGCAAAAGATAATGTTTTTGATTATAGACCAATGAAAGATAATGAAGTTCCTGGATTTGTAACGTCTATAAAAAACAGAGATAAAATGTTAGCAAAGTTAGAAGACGTAATTAGAAATGAAATATTAATTCCAACTTCTGATAAATTATATAAAGAGTTATTGACATTTGTTTGGTCAGGGTCAAGGGCAGAATCTGCAAGAGGTGCAAACGACGATTTAATTATGAGTCTTGCAATTGCAATTTACGTTGCAGATATGGTGTTTGGTTCAAATCATTTAAAATCAGCAAATATTGCATCAACTTTAATTAAAGCAATGTCATTATCAAGATCACCAACAGCATTAGCAAATGTTCCAAAAAATATGGCAGTTGGTTATGGAAGATCTGTTAGTAATTCACAATATGAAAACGCGATTTCAACACACAGATGGTTATTAAATTAGAGGCAACATGCGAGTTACATTTAAAGAAATTACAAATATCGTAACAAATGAATTAAAGAATCAAAGATTGTTTGAAGATAATAACAGTGTTGATCACAAACAAATTAATGCTATTGTGACTACTGCATCAAAATTATCTAGCGCAATTGATGATTTCAAATCAAAAGCTCCTGAAGCAATTGCACACTCAGTGACACAACAATTGTCAGATGTTAAAAAATTATTAGACAATATGGTGACAAATCCTGGTAGTTACATTGTTCGACAAAAGAAAAAAATAACGCTGGTTCCAAAAACAGAATAATCAATACAAAACATTATAGAATATTTTATTTGAAATGGCAAAAAAACAACGCAGTTTCTTTAATAAGTTAACGCATTTATTTCGTTATGGTTCACACAAGAATCATGGAAATAACGTTAAAGGTTTTGACACAACGATTGGTGCCCAAAGACGAGGAACAATATCTGTTGTTCAAAAATCTCAAAGTCCATCATTTGCAAATATGACTGGCAATGCATATAACTTAACTGAACGATTAATGCGTTATCAAGATTTTTGTGAAATGGAATATACGCCTGAATTGTCTTCAGCACTAGATATTTATGCTGATGAATCAGTTGCTGGTGATGAAAAAGATCGTGTATTTCATATTTTTTCAACAAATGAAGCAATTAAAAATGCACTAGAAGATTTATTTTATAATGTTATAAATGTTGAATTCAATTTGCGCGGCTGGATTCGCAATCTCGTCAAATATGGAGATATGTTTTTACTAAACGAAATAAATCCAGAGTCAGGCATAACTCGAGTTGTTCCGTTGCCAGTTAACGAAATTGAACGTGAAGAAGGTTATTCATCTGAAGATCCTTCGCTATATAGATTTCGATGGGTTACTTTAGGTAACAAAGAATTAGAATGCTGGCAAGTTACACATATGCGTCTATTGGGTAACGATCAATTTTTACCATATGGCATGAGTGTTATTGAATCTGCAAGACGAATTTGGCGTCAATTAATTTTAATTGAAGACGCTATGTTAACTTATAGAATTGTTAGAGCGCCTGAAAGACGTGTATTTTATATTGACGTTGGTAATACGCCACCTGAAGAAGTTCCGTTAATTGTTGAAGAAGCAAAGCGTAATATTCGATCAGCACCCGTTGTAGATAGACAAACAGGCCGAGCTGATTTGCGTTATAATCCAGTTTCAATTGAAGAAGATTTTTGGATTCCGGTTCGTGGTCAAGAAACTGGAACAAAAATTGATACACTTCAAGGTGGACAAAATAATGCCGCTGTAGAAGACGTACAATATATTCAAAAGAAATTATTTGCAGCGATTAAGATTCCAAAACCTTATTTGGGATATGATGAAGCATTAAGTTCAAAAGCAACATTGTCACAACAAGATATTAGATTTTCTAGAACGATTTCTGTTATTCAAAAAACAGTCATTGCTGAATTAAATAGATTAGCAATTATGCATTTATATTGCTTAGGTTTTCCTGAAGATCAAATTCAAGACTTTTCATTGCATTTGTCTAATCCATCAACAATTGCTCAACAGCAAAAACTTGAATTGATGCGTTCAAAAGCTGAAATTGCTGGGTCATTTCCTGAGGGTATGGTTGATCGTAATTGGTTAAGAAAAGAAATTCTTGGATTAACTGATGAACATATTTCTAAAATTGACGATGCAAGATTATCTGAACGTATTATAGATGCACAAATTGAACAAGCTGGAGAAGCACCTGAGAATGATTCTGGTGGTGGCGGAGGTGGGGGTGGTGGTAACCTATTTGGCGACCCAGGAAGTTCACCTCCGCCGCCCGAGGGTGATTCTGGATTGGATCTTGCTGCAGGTGGTGAAGATCAAGGCGACGAAAGTGCTGGTGAAGCACCAGATGAGGCACCACCAGAAGATGTTGAACTTGACGTAAATGCTG